GATGATATTGTAAAGAAGCTTTCTAAAAACTATTTTAAATTTGAGAAAGGTGATATTGAATTTTATGTCATATTCGATATACATGAAGGTATCGACGAACGAATTTTTTCATGGGTAAACAGTTCTTTATTATTTGATAGTGGTTTATGTAATACTCAATTCCTTAATGCTTTTTATGATAAAGTGACCACACATTTACATAAAGATGCAAAAAAGAATAAATGTGAAGTTACAAAAAATGACATCAGACGTAATCTTCTAATACTCGGAAATCTTAAACTATCTGACCCACAATATGATGCACAATCTAAAACTCGGTTAACAGGACCAAACCTTAGAAACGAAATGGGAGATTTATTAGCTGCTAGTTGGACAACATTTGCCAGAAAAAATAAAGATTGGTTAAATGTTGTGCTGGAACGTTCTATTGAACGTCATCACACTTCAACAAACAAAAAAGCTGTAAAAGACCTCAAGAAAAGTTCTGTTAAAAACATTCCAGGTTTGGTTGATGCTACTAGCAGAATAAGATCTGAATGTCAATTGTTGGTGACAGAAGGGGATTCCGCTGCTAGTATGATTACTGATGCTCGCGATCCCAGAACGACAGGTTCGTTACCAGCTCGTGGTAAATTTAATAATGTATATGGAGCGACAGTAGCTCAGTTGCTAAAAATGCAAAAAATTGCTGATATATTAACAGCAATTGGACTTATTCCAGGTGAAAAAGCAGTCCGTAGCAATTTAAGATATGGGAAGGTGATCATCGCAACTGATGCTGATGTTGATGGTGGTGATATCTTTACGCTATTCGTTAACTTGTTTTATCGTTTTTGGCCTGAGTTATTCGATCCCAATTACCCACCATTCATATATCGTTTAATTGCGCCGAATGTATGTCTGGTAAAAGCTAAAACTAGAAAACACTTTCCAACACGAACCGAGTATGAAAAAGTCAAATCCAAATACTTTAATTGGACAGTGAACTATTACAAGGGATTGGGTGGTATGGAAAGAGCTGATTGGGAGATGATTCTTTCGGGTGAAACGAATACATTGATTCCAATCACAGATGATGGTAAACTAGGTGAAACTCTCGATCTGTTATTCAGTGATGATGCTGATCGACGCAAAGAATGGTTACAAGGCAATGAATAATATCGAAACTCTTAGAAAGTTATATATCGACGATCTTAGTGCTATTATAGACTATGGAGGACAAGATCGTCCTCGCGTTCGTCATCCTGGAAAATGGGCGAACCTACAAAGTCAAATTCAATTAAACGAAGGATGTTCTCCTATCAAACTTCCACATGATGGGAAAAAGGTTTGGGTGTGGAGTGATCCTCATTTTTCCCACAAAAACATTATCGAATTCTCCAATCGTCCGTATATTGGAACGAGCGATATGAATAAACATCTTATTGAAAATTTCAACGATTGTGTGGGACCCGACGATATCAGCATTTGGGTAGGTGATGTTGGGTTTAAAGGCACATCATTTATCAACGAATTATTAGATCAATGTAACGGTTATAAGATTCTTGTGATCGGTAATCATGATTTTAATGGAAAAAAACTTCGAAATTTGAAATTTGATGAAACACATTTACTATACACCTTCAGTAATTCAGATGTCGATTTAGTATTCACGCATTATCCAATGCGAAATATAGCTTTGCCGTGGGTTAACATCCATGGACACTTACACGCATATCCAAATCCACACACTGGTAATATTCTTCATTATAATGTTTGTTGTGAGCTACACAATTATCGTCCTGTAGAATTAAGCGAACTTATCAAGATCGCAAAAATGCGACTTATTGCATCTGAAATTTAAACAAATTCATGACTAAGAAAAAACACTCATCTAGTTCTAATTATATCAACGAACAACGGAAAGAATATTCTTTGTATGTTTTAATGCAACGAGCATTATTACATGCATCTGATGGACTAATTCCTGCTGCGCGCCGTATTTTATGGACCGCAAAAGATGGAAAGAAATATAAGTGTGCGACGCTAGCTGGAGCAACTATGCCTATCCATCCCCACGCATCGCCTGAAGATACCGTACGAAATTTAGCTGCGCCATATAGTAATAATATTTTATATCTTGATGGGCATGGTGCATTTGGTACTTTACTTAAACCCGGCGCTTATGGAGCTGCACGTTATACTTCTGTATCAACATCTGCGTTTACGAAAGATGTAATGTTCCGTGACCTTGAGATTATTCCAACACAAGATAATTATGATGGTACTTTACGTGAACCTGTTCATTTCTTGCCTTTAGTTCCAACTGTATTGCTTAATCCTCAAAGTGGTATTGCTGTTGGTTTCGCAGCAAATATATTGCCACGTGATCTTCAAACTATCATTAAAGATCAGATAGCAATATTGACAGAACAGGCGACTAAGATTAAAGAACCCGCACCAATAATCTTACCACTAACACAGACTGCAACTGGTAATGGTGATAGTAAATGGATTTTTACTGGAAGTTTTGAACGTGTTAATACAATGACAGTAAAAATTACCAACTTACCTTATGGGAAAATTCATGAGAAGTACATGGAAAAGTTACTATCCATTCTCGAAGATAAGAATCTCGTCAACAATGTAGAAACGGACGTTGTTGACAACTCTAAAGACTATTATGATATCACAGTCAAATTTAAGCGTGGAGTTCTTACGGGAAAATCTGACGATGATATAATTAACCTTCTCCAATTAACGATGAGTGCTACAGAAAATTTCAACATTATCGACTTTACGGGAAACAAAGTGTGGTCACCAACGTATGCGGAATTTATTTCAGCGTTTACGGAGTGGCGACTTGGTTGGTACGTCCCCCGCTATGAGCGATTAAAAGAACTGCTCGAAATTGACACCCAACGATATAAAGACATTCTGCTCGCTATTCGCAAAAATGTTGGTTCAATGGTTAAGAAGATTCGTTCAAAAGCTGAACTCAAAACATACCTAGAAGAAATCGGAATAGTACATATTGACTACATTGCTGACTTACCAATTTATCGGTTCACTGAAGAAGAAAAAGCTAAGATTGAAGATAAGTTAAAAGAGGCTAATAAAACTCTCAAAGAGTATAATAGACTACTTCGATCCAAAGATGCAAGAAAGGAAATATATATTTCTGAGCTGAAAGAAGTTGCAGCTAACTATAAGAAAGGCATATACACTAAGTAGTTGTCTTTTTCACTCACCCTAATTTATAATCAAACTTATGTTACTAGAGAATATACAACCAATGAAAATCAAAAAAGTGCATGTTGACTTAGACGGCGTTTTGGCAAACTTCGTTGAAGGGGTCAATAAAAATTTAGGTTCGTATGGACTTAAAACTCCGTATGATGAAACTAAGTATCGGAAGGATCGTAATTATCAAAGTCAACTATGGAGAGCTATTTCAGCCTATCAGAGAGATGGTGGACGATTCTGGCGTGAGTTGCCACTCACGAGTGATGCTAATCAACTCTGGAAATACCTGAAGGACTTATCAAAGTCCAAAGGCGTTACCGTAGAAATACTCACTGCTACTGGACGTCCGGAATATAACTCTGGAAAACAGAAATTAGAGTGGGTTAAACAGCACTTCGGAGATGTTAAAGTTAATCTAGCGCCCCGTGCAGTTGATAAAGCTAAACGAGCTACCGAAGATGCTATCCTAATCGACGATCAAGCAAAAGCTATTGATCCATGGAAAGCTGCAGGCGGTATTGGAATTATTCATACCAGTGCTAAGAGTACAATTGATCAACTAAAGAAGATTTTTGATGAGGAACCAGAGTAAGATGTATACAGCTTATGTTTTAGATCAACATTCAAGGGACATTCTACTTAAGAAGTTTCCCCCGAAGTATCCTGATGTCATTGGACATCACGTAACCGTTGAATTTGGTGTTTCGAAAGATGCAGATGCTCCTGAAGAAGCTGAGATCAAAGTTATTGGATATGTTAATGATCCAGAAGGATTAGAAGCGTTAGTCGTTGTTGTTAATGGTAATAAGACTCGTTCCGACGGAAAAATCTATCACATCACATGGTCTTTGGATCGTGAAAAATTTGCTCCAAAAGATTCTAACGATCTAATTGAAGCAAATAAACACTTCTTGCTAGTCATGGCCACACCAATATCGACTACACCGAAAGTACTGAAATAAAAAAGGGCCTTAAGGCCCTTTTTTATTTCTTCAGATCTGCTAGTGTTTCTTCTAGCGTCTCTACTAATATTTCATTTAGCTCTTCGTCTGAAAGTTCATCAGATATTTCATCTAATAATCTATTCATAACCACCTCTTGTTTTTCCTTAGCTGCTAGGGCT